GTAAGGGGGTTGTAGTAAGGCAAGGCAGGGCTCCCTCCAGAGTTACTCTTAGCAGAGTTTTACTTTGACATACACCTCATAATTGTGTCAACTGTGTCAACGACCCTTATAAAAAAAAAAGAGAATCTGTTAGTGTTACAGCGCAGCGCCAGATTCTCTTTTTACCATGTCGAACTCCGGGGTGATGTCGTAGATTTCCCACCGGTCCAGAGACATGTAAGCCCAGCATGGGTCGCGGTTTGTGAATACAACCACCTGCGGCCGGTCCATGCGGCGTTTTTTGAAGCCATAGCGTTTGTCATAGCAGACGCCGTTCTTCAGCGCTTCAAGTCCAGCGTAGAATTCAGAAAGCTTGTCTTTCTTCATAGCTCGAGGCATGTCAATGAGATAGCACTTCTGTGATTTGATAGACATGCAGCATTGCATTATGTCCTCCATGAGCCGGAACGGGGGAATTTCCCACGCGAGGCCTTCATATTCAAGGTATTCACAGGTAATCGATTTACCGGAATTGCCTTCAGTGTCGACAATCAATTTGATTGAGCGATCGTCTTCTTCCTTCACAAGTTCAGAAATCTTCGTCTGCCACGGGCGAGGTTCTTGTTCTTTGAAGATTCGCAGTTGACGCGTCAGCGGCGGCGGCACGGTGTAATCTTGGTCAGTCCAAGGACCGTCGATCCGAGAGTCGGCCTTCATAACGTAGTTGAAGTTGTTGCCATTGTGCACTTCGGTGGTCGTGATACTCCAGTGGATGCCAGGGAACACATGCTTGGTTGCAGCCGCGAGTTCGCCGAGACGTCTGCGTTTGATGAGCGAAAGTCGGCCTTGCCAGTGAGCATATCCAATTTCCGGATCAATTTCGCCAATTGCGAAAACTCCATCGGCATCTCTTGTCGGAGCGAATTCTTCTTGGAAGACCCATCTCTTCGCCCATTCGGACAGATTTTTTTCAATGACATTTCGGTCAGGATTTTTCGACTTGGGCAGAGTGAAGTCGTAACCAGCGCATGCGTTCATCTTTTTTCCGTTTTTTCGGATTTAGTCGAAAACCGTTTTGGCAAAGGGTGGCGCAATTATCGACTTCACAACGGTTTTCGAACACCGAAAATCAGATTAGTATATAAGGAGCTCCGCATGTCCTTTGTCGTAATGAAAACTCGTCTGAGATTTTTTTGCAAAGTCAAAAATGGCTCTTGGAAAGCGCCGTCGTTCCAGTGCTCCTGCTTATGGTCGGAGGATGCGTCGCCGAGGGGCAGTGACTCGGAAGGCTCGTCGCCCAGTACGCCGGAAACGCCCGTCACGCCTGACGGGGTCTCGCCGGAAGTATCGTCAGAAGCGGATGGTGGCTAACATGATCAGCAACATTGCCGAATCGAAGTTTCAAGGTGTTCGCAAGGATTGCCTCCCAACGGTGGCGAAGCCCGCCGGAACGGCCCGTCCGATGTCTTACATCTTTTTGAATACCGGAATAGACATGTCGGCGGCTCATGCAGAGTTTGCAACTCCACTGAACCTCTTTCAGTTTCCCAAGGGCGAGAACAACGATGAACGCATTGGTCAGTACATGTACCTTAAGAAGTCACACCTCAAGATCAGTGTCGTGTGCAATCCGATTATTGCCGCGGAGAGTGCTTCAGACCTCGCAGTCAACAGCCCAATTGATTGCCGTTTGATGATTGTCAAGGCCAATCGCAAGGTCAGCAAGTTGAACTTCAGCCCGGACCCTGGAAATTCGCTCTTTATAGACACCCAGAATTCCGGATTCGGGTTCGACGAAACCGCAGGCTCGATCAATCTGCTTATGCAGCAGCCCATCAACAAGCGCCAGTGGCTCGTTTATGCCGATCGCAAGTTTACGCTTGCCCCAGCAACGGTGGAAGTGGTCTCGACAGCAACACGCTCAGAGTATTATGCTCCGACTAGGCACAATCACAAGTACCAGATGCACATCGACCTCCCGATGTACAAGAAGACTCACTTCGAAGATACCACCAACACACCAGACGATCAGGACACGCAGTGGCTAATCATCCTTCAATGTGTGCGCCAGGCCCACTGCTACACGCCAGCCACTGGCGGAAATCTACGCCCGGAGAACATCGTGATGGAGGTACTCGGTACAACGAGCGCTCTTGACAATTAGGTTCGTTTATAGGGACCTGGTTCCGGAGGGGCGGGGTTCCACCCCCGCCCCGCAGGTCGAGCAACGCGAGTAAGGGGGTTGTAGTAAGGCAAGGCAGGGCTCCCTCCAGAGTTACTCTTAGCAGAGTTTTACTTTGACATACACCTCATAATTGTGTCAACTGTGTCAACGACCCTTATAAAAAAAAAAG